ACTGCTCGGGTGGGTCATCGACGAGAACGGCGGCATTTCCGAGGTCTCCGACGCCATCGCGACGCCATTCGCCATGGGCTTCCAGGTCGAGGGCGATGTCGCTGGCCGCCGCACGTGGTTCTACAATGTCAAGATGGCGAGGCCGTCGGGCGACCACGAGACCGTCGATGACAACATCGAAGTCTCGACGCAGACCGCGCCCATCACGGTGCTGCCCATCGACATCAAGGGCGTGAGCGTGACGAAGTACTCGCTCGAGCGCACCACCGCCAACGCGACCGTCTACGACGCCTTCTTCGACGCAGTCACGTTCCCCGGCACCCCCGCAGCCTAAGCCTAGGAGCCGCCTTCCATGCAGACCGTGAACATCGGCGGCAAGACCGTCGAACTGAGCGGCTCCATCCTCGCGCCGCTTACCTACTACAACGCGTTCCACGCCGACGAGCTTTTCGAGTCGCTCTCGCGCGTCGAGACCAGCGCCAAGAACATGCTCGACGTGCTGCACCTCACGTGGGTGATGGCCCATGACGCGGCCGTCGCCTCTGGCAAGGAGGCCCCTGGCTTCGAGGCGTGGTGCAAGAACGTCGCCGGGGATGCTGACTTCTCGGCTCTCAGAGACGCGGTGATGGCCGAGTCAGCGGCGACGTGGTTTCGTTCGGCCATCGAGCAGCTCGAGCGGGAGCAGCGAGAGCAGCGGGAGCAGCGAGAACGAGAGGCCGCTTCGGGCGGTGGTGCTGGTGAGCGCCAAGAGGATGGGGCTTAGCATCCAGGAACTCGCCTGCATCGACATGCCCACGTTCGTGGCCGTCTGCGCCGAATGGACTGGCAAGTCGCCAGACGGCAAGGCGGCATCAGAGAGCAAGCCACGCAAGGCCACCCAGAGCGACATTGACCGCTTCCTCCTGTGAGCGGCTTCGCCGCCTCCTGGGTGGCCTCTTTTTTTGTGTGGAGGTGAAATTAATGCCAATCTACAAGGACATAGTCCTGCGCTTCGGCGGCGACTCGAAGGATCTTGAGCGCAGCCTGAGCAGCACGAAGCAGAGCATCAGCCGAATCTCCGCCGCGACGGCTGGCCTCGGGAGGTCGCTCACCACTGGCGTCACCGTACCGCTGTCTGCGCTCGCGGCAGCTGCGACGAATACCGCCGTGGAGTACGAGAGCGCGTTCGCTGGCGTCAAGAAGACCGTGGACGCGACCGATGGCGAGCTCCAGCAGCTCTACGAGTCGACCGTGAAGCTCAGCGAGACCATCCCCGTCAGCTCGACCACGCTCATGAACATCGAGGAGCTGGGTGGGCAGCTCGGCATCAGCACCGACAACCTGCTGGAGTTTACGGAGGTCATCGCTGGCATCGGCGAGGCCACCAACCTCACCGTCGAGGAGGCGGCGACCCAGTTCGCGCAGTTCGCCAACATCACTGGCATGAACCAGAGCGACTTCGACCGCCTCGGCTCGACCCTGGTCGACCTCGGCAACAACGCGGCCACCACCGAGGCCGACATCATGAACATGTCGATGCGCATCGCGGGCGCTGGCAAGTCGGCGGGCATGCAGGTGACCGACATCCTCGCGCTGGCAACGACGCTCAGCTCGCTGGGCATCGAGGCCGAGGCTGGCGGCACCGCCATCTCGACGATCATCGCCGAAATCGACAAGCAGGTCGCCACCAGCGGCGAAGACCTGGAGACATGGGCGTCGACCGCTGGCATGAGCGCCGAGGAGTTCGCCACGGCGTGGCGGGCCGACCCCGTGGTCGCCCTCCAGGCGGTCATCGAGGGCATGGCCGACATGCAGGGCGAGGGCGGCAACCTCTCCGTGCTGCTCGAGCAGCTGGGCATCGGCTCTATCCGCCAGTCGGACGCCTTCAAGCGCATGGCCAACTCGGGCGACCTCTTTAACGCGACGCTCGAGACGGCCAGGTCCGCCTGGGAGGACAACAGCGCCCTCGCGACCGAGACCGGCAGGCGCTACGAGACCACCGCCTCCAAGGTCCAAATATTCATGAACAAGCTCTCCAACGTCGCCGCGACGCTCGGCGGGCCGCTGGCCGAGGCGCTCGCGGACGCGCTCGACGACCTCTCGCCGCTCATCAAGGCGGCAGCAGACGCCGCGCAGGCCTTTGCCGACATGGACCGCGACACCCAGCTCGCCATCATGACCATCGGCGGCATCGCGGCGGCGGCGGGCCCCGTGCTCGTCTTCGTCAGCAAGGTGACAGGCCCCATCGGTGACTTCGTCGGCAAGCTCCAGGAGGCTGCTGCTGGCTTCGACGCCATCCCCGTGGCCGCTGGCAAGGCAGACGGCAAGGTCACCATGAATGCCGCGACCAAGGCCGTCGATGGCGTGGAGAACGCCGCGAAGGACGCGGGCGCCGCGGTCGAGGGCATCGGGGCTGCTGCTGCGACCGCCGACGCGGCCACCTCGATGGCGGGCGCGAAGGCCGACCTCGACGACACCGCGACCAAGGCCAAGGGCGCGGCAAAGGCCATCGACGGCAACGCCGACAGCCTCACCGCCGCTGCGAAGCAGGCCGACGGCATCTCGATGGCCAAGGCCACGGATGCGCTCGACGACGTTGGCGAGAGCGCGACAAGCGCGGCAAAGGCCATCAGCGGCGGTGCCGACTCCATCGACGCGGCAGCGAGCGCTGCGGACGCTGCGGTCACCATGACCACGGCGAAGACCAGCCTCGGAGACGTCGAGACCAAGGCGACGAAGGCGGCCAAGGCCATCGACGGCGCGGATGGCATCACCGCTGCGGTCGCGAGCGCCGACTCGAAGACGTTGGGCAAGGTCACGGGCGAGCTTGGCAACGTCGAGACGGCGGCGACCAAGGCCGCCATGCGCATCGGCGGAGGTGCCGCAGGCCCCGTGCTCGCGGTCGCGCTCGCTGGGCTCGCGGCTGCTGGCATCATCGTCGGGCTCGTGACGCTCTACAACCACTTCAAGGAGATCCAGGAGCAGGCCGAGCGCGTCGAGAAGGCCACGGGCGGCATCACGTCTGCGCTCGAGCGGCTCAACGAGACTGGCGGCTCGACGGACGTTGAGGACTCGTTCTCGCAAATCGTCGAGGACTCAAAGTCCATCGCCGGGAACATCAAGTCCGCCGCAGACGACACGATCTCGCTTTACGACAGCCTCGCAGCCGACAACTTCAAGATGGAGGCGTCGATTTCGCGAGTCTCGTCGCTCGGGGAGAGCATCCAGGAGCTGGCTGGTAAGGAGACGCTCACCTCCGAGGAGCAGCGACGGCTCAACGTCGCCGTGAGCGAGTTCGAGCGGCTCACGGGCGAGTCCATCTCAACGGTCGATGACGAGACTGGCGCCATCATCGTGAACGCCGACGCGGTCGGCTCGCTGGTAGACGCCTACGCGCGGAAGGCCCGCATGGCGGGCTACGAGTCGGCCCTCACCAAGGTCTACGAGGCCCAGGGCGATGCGATGCTGCAGGTCGCCGAGGCCACAGAGCAGCTCGGGAAGTCGCAGGCGGCAGTCGACAGCAACCTGCAGCAGCTCGGCATGACAGAGCAGCAGGTCATGGATGCGCGGCGCACGGCGGCCGTCGACATGAACGAGGAGAGTGCGGCGCTCGTCGAGACCACGGCGCAGCTCATCGAGGCGCGAGACCTCGACAAGCAGTCGCTCGAGACGGCCACGGCGGTCTACGACGGCGCAACCGCCACCGCCGACCTCTACGCCGAGACGCTCTACAACGTGAGCGCTGAGGAGGAGCAGGCGACGGAGGCGACCGAGGCCACCGCCGAGGCGACCGAGGCCACCGCCGAGGCCACCGAGGAGGCGACCGAGCAGCTCAAGGAGTTCACCACGGCTGGCGGCGCGACGGTCGAGGTCTCGGAGGAGATGGCCGACGCCCTCGGGGACGCCGAGGAGCGCTTCACCTCTGCGGCCAAGGCCGTGGGCGGCATGGGCGAGGGCGTGACCAAGGCCATTGGAGATGCGGGCTACTCGGTAACGCAGTTCGCGCTCATGGTCGAGGAGGCGGGAGGCGGTCTTGACCACTTCGCCGCCGTCTACGACTCGATGGGCGGAGCGGCAGACCCGTTCGCGCAGATGGAGGTCAGCGCGTCGGGCGCCGCAAACGCGGTGCGCGATGCCGACGGCAACATCACCAACTTGGCCCAGAGCACACAGCAGCTCTATGAGAACATCGAGCACAACCAGAGCGTCATCGACCAGTTCAACGAGGCCATCACCGCGCTCTACGAGCAGGCGCAGACTGAGGCGGACATAGCTTTCGTCGACCAGCTGGTCGAGAAGGGGCCAGCCGCCCTCGGCGAGCTTCAGAACATCGCGAGCGCGAACGGGGATGCGGCCATCACGCTGCATGACCTCGCGGACGCCCAGGAGCGGCTCGACCAGTCGGTCGCCAGCACCGCCGTCAACGCCGAGCTTCAGAGGATGGCGGCCAGCTACCGCCTCTTCGGAACCGAGGCGCTCGGCAGCGCCTACGCGGTGGACCAGGCCACGGGCAACATCACCACCATCGTCGGTGAGGGAGCCGACGCCATGGTCGTCACCATCGACCAGGCGACTGGCGAGATCGTCGGCGCGATAAGCGCTAGCGCACCGGAGGCGCAGGCGGCGGCCGCAGAGCTTCGAGAGAGCGCGACCAGCGGCGTGGACGGCACCGCCGAGGACTTCGGGGCCGAGGGCGAGGCGGCAGGCGCCGCGTTCGCCGATGGCGCGTCCTCGCAGTCGGGCGAGGTCGCCGCGTCGAGCACGTTCCTCGGCGAGGAGGCTTACAACGCGCTCGTCACGCTGCCCGACGAGATGCAGGCGCGTGGCCAGGTCGCTGGCAGCTCGCTGGGCTACGGCCTCTGGGTGGCTCGGACGCAGGCCGCGAACTACGCGACGCAGCTCATCGCCAAGGTCATCGAGGCGCTGGGCGGCGCTGGCTCCGACGCCGAGAACAAGGGGCGGGGCCTCGGCAACCGCTTCAGGTCGGGCATCAGCGCAACGAGCACCAACGTCGAGGCTACGGCAAAGACGCTGGCGTCGACCGCCGCAACGGGACTCGGCAACCAGACCACAGTCGCCGAAACGAAGGGAACGACGCTCGGCTCCAAGTTCGTGAGCGGCATCAAGTCGAAGTCGACCGACGCCAAAAGCGCGGGCACCACGCTCGCGACGAATGCAGTCATCGGCATGGCGGCGCAGTACACAAACGCCACCACGAACGGCAGCAACACGGGCGAGAAGTTCTACGCTGGCGTGCTCTCGCAGTCATCCAACGCGGGGGCGTCGGGAAGGGCCGTCGCCGAGGCGACGCGGAACGGCATGGCCTCGTTCACCTCGCAGGCGTACCGCGACGGCGCGGAGATGGTCTCCAACTACGCAAATGGCATCCGTTCGCGTACCTCGGAGGCCTACCAGGCGGCCTACGCGGTCGCCAACTCCGTGAAGTCGCTGCTCCATTTCACCGAGCCGGACGAGGGACCGCTCGTCGGCATCAACGACTCGGGCGCGGAGATGGTCCGCAACTACGCGGCGGGGATGCGAGCCGAGGTGGCCACGGTCCAGGAGGCAGCGCGTCAGGTCGCCGCGGCAGCGAAGTTCGACGGCATGGTCCAGCCGAGCGCCGAGCAGCTGAGCGTGGGCGAGCCCATCTACAACGCCTGGAACATCGAGACGCTCAACGTGCGCAAGGAGAGCGACATCCAGGCAATTGCCGACGAGCTGCACAGGATGCAGGTCCAGGATTCGCGAGGGAGGTTGAGATGGCAGGTCGCGTGATCACCTACGGAGGCGTCGACCTCTCGCAATTCGGCACCATCGAGAGCATCGACCGCGACGCGATGGGCGCGGTCTCCGTCGCCAGCACGCCCATTCCAGGCAGGGACGGCAGCCTCTACCTAGGCGCGACGGTCCAGCCGCTGGTGGTGAGCGCCCAGCTGCGCATCATCAGCGGCAGCAAGGTGGCCATGCGCGAGACCGTGCGCGGGCTCGCGGGTGCGCTCAGGCCCGACGGGCTCAAGCCGCTCATCGTCTCCGACGAGCCGTCGCGCCAGTGGATGGCCGTCGTGAAGTCCTGCGCCATCGCCAACGAGTGGCTCGGGACGTGCCTCGTGAACATCAGCTGGGCGTGCCCCGACCCGTGCGCCTGGTCCGTCGCCCAGTCGGGCGGCGCTGGTGGCGTCGACCTCGAGGTCGGCGGCACCTACCCGACGAGGCCCGTGGTCACCGTCACAGGTGCCTCGGGGGACTCCAACGGGCTGCTCAACGTCATGGACGATGGCGGCGCGGTCCTCGGCGTGCACCTCGGCTCGCTCACGGGCGCGACGGTCGAGTTCGACTGCGAGGCCAGGACCGCCAAGGTCAACGGCTCGCTGGTGCCGCTCACGCTCTCGTCGGACTGGTGGGGGTGGGAGCCTGGGACCAGGCGGGCCGAGCTGCTCGCTGGCACTGGCACCGTCGCCGTCACGTGGAATGAGAGGTGGCTGTGATGCGCCTCATCCTCTGCGACCGCCAGGGCAACATGCTGCGCGACGTCGCACCGATACTCTCGTGCAAGCGCCACGAGAACCTCGACGGCACCGACGCGCTGACGTTCTCCACCACCGTCGAGGTGGTGAAGTCCCAGCGCGTCATCATGCAGGACGGCATGGGCCGCTGGCACGAGTACGTCGTGGGCACCGTCACCGAGGGCCACGACGATGACGGCTCGCCCATCTCGCAGGTGTGGGCGGAGTCCGCGATGGCCCATGACTTTCGCCTCAGCTACATCCAAGACCGCAGGCCGACCAGGCTTGCCGACGCGCTCAGCGCCATCGCCGAGGCCACGAGGTGGCGCGTGGGCACCTGCGACGTTGCGGCTAGCGACCAGTTGGTCATGATGTACCACGTGAACGCCTGGGAGGCCCTGGGCGAGGTGGTCAAGGCCCACGGTGGCGAGGTCCAGGCTCGCATCAGCCCTGGCGGCGAGCATCCGGAAGGCGACCAGTGGGTGCGCTACCTCGACTTCCTCGCCCATCGCGGCTCGGAGGCGGCAACTCGGCGCTTCGAGTGGGGCCACGACATCATCAGCATCCAGCGCGACGTTCTGAGCGATGACGTCGTGACGGCAGTCTGGGCGTGGGGCAAGGGCGAGGAACTCGAGACCGACGGCGACGGCGTCGCGTACGGTCGCCGCATCGGCATAGCCGACGTGACCAGCGATGGCCTGCCCTACGTCCACGACGACTCGCTGCTTGCCGAGTGGGGCCTGCCAGGGCGCGAGGGCGAGCCGCCGCGCCACCGGTTCGGCGAGATCGTCGAGGAGGACTGCACCGACCCGCTCGAGCTGCTCGCGATGGCCAACGCCAGGCTGGCGGAGTGCTCTGTGCCACGAATCTCCTATGCCGCGACGGTCGCCCAGTTCGGCGTCGCTGGCACCGACTTCACTGGCGTGGCCATCGGAGACGAGGTGCAGGTGGTCGACCGTGGTTTCGCGACCGAGATCCGCACGACAGCCCGCATCGTCGACCTCATCACCGACGAGCTGGACCCGAGCCAGACCACGGTCACGCTCGACACGTGGGGCGGCGACCTTGCGGGCGACTACGCCGCGCTGAGCGGCTCGGTCCGCTCAATAAACAGGCGCAGCGCCGCCTGGGACGCGGTCAAGGACTCGTCGAGCTCGTTCGTCGAGGCCAACATCGAGCGGCTCAACGAGCTGTTCGCCTCGTCGGGCGGCTTCGTCACCATCTCGCCCACCGAGGGCATCACGGTCATGGACGCCTCGACGTTCGAGGCCGCAACGAGCGCCATCCAGATTAACGGGGCGGGATTCCGCCTCGCGAACACCAAGACCGCAGGCGGCGAGTGGAACTGGAGGACGTTCGGGACGGGCGACGGCATGACGCTCGACGAGCTGATCGCGGGCATCCTCAGAGCTGGCCGCATCGAGAGCTTCGACGGATCGTCGTGGTGGGACCTCGACGATGGGACGATGCAGATTGGCGTTGCAACGCAGGTCGGCCCGACGTCGGGCCGTCACATCGGCATCACGTCTAGTGGCCTCACGCTCTATGGCAACGACGGCCAGCCAGCCGTGAACCTCGTGGTCGAGTATACGCGTGACGCGCACGGGACCATCAAGCCGGGACTGCGCATCATCGGCTCGAACTGCTCGCTGATCTTGTCGCCAGCGACCACGGACGGCGTGTTCTCCGGCGGCTACACCGCCGAGGCGGCTGAGTTCCTCGCGACGGGGAGGCTCGACTCCGAGGGCGACCTCGAGGTCAGCGGGAACGCGCAGATAAGCGGCGCGCTCGACGTCGACGGCGCGGCGACGTTCGATGGCGCCGTGAGGCTCAACAGCACCGTGGACATCGTCAGCAGCGCGAGGCTGAACGGCGCGGCCTACCACAACAACGCGGCCGTCTACCTCGACAGCGACAACCTGCAGGCTGGCGGCTACGACGCGACCGACGGCAACGCGGCGCTGTGGTTCCGCGACTTCGCCGACGTGGTCATGGGCAAGATCCAGCCGCGAACGCTGGCGAACGGCGCGGTCTCGATGGAGATATTCGCACGTAGGCGCAACGCCGCCGACACGGCGAACGTCTACAACGGCATCAACCTGCAGATTAACAGCAACGACGAGGCCGTCGTGAGCGTCCACCAGCCGAAGGCGTGGCGCGACGGCCTCGACGCGCAGCAGAACGGCCTCATCAAGTTCGTCGACACCACGACCAACATCGCTGCCGGCACCACCATTGCGCCGGGCGGCAATGCCTACGCGAGCTTCACGTGCCCGAGCGGCTACGTGCCGCTCTGCGTGATCTCGCTCTCGAACGCTGCGGCCGAGACGCGCATGAACTACACGCTCGTGAAGCACGCTGACAGCAGCACGACCTACGTACGCGTTTACAACTGCACATCGGCGTCGGTCACGTGCTCGGGCTACGGCGTGCGCGTCTACTGCATCCGAGATGCCGACCTCTAAGGAGATAGAAATGAATGACTTACTTACGGAGGTGGCGCGATGCCAGTGACTTTTGAGCTTCCGCCCATCGAGCCGATAAGCGCGGTCCCGTTCCTCATCGTCTGCGTCTTCGTGGCGCTCGACGTGGTCGCGGGGCTGTGTAAGGCGTTCGCCACGCACTCCTACCAGAGCGAGAAGATGCGCGCCGGCCTGTGGCACAAGTCGGCGGTCATCGGCATCACCATCCTCGCGTACGCGCTGCAAATCGTCACCGCGATGATGGACTTCAGCGTCGTGGGCATCGAGGCGGGCACGAGCGTTCCCATAACGCTGGCCGTCACCGCCTACATCGTGCTCATGGAGGTTGGTAGCATCCTCGAAAGCATCGTGACGATAAACCCCGAGCTGGGAGGGCGCGGCCTCATGCGGCACTTCGGCGGGTTCGCGCCCACCACCGACCCCGACGCGACCACCGAGTTCCCCGCGATAGGGGGGAGCGACTGATGACCATGAACGGCATCGACATCAGCTACTGGGACTCTGGCCTCGTCATCCGCAACGTGAGCGCGGACTTCGTCATCTGCAAGGCCACCGAGGGCACGGGCTTCACCGACCCCACCTTCCGCAACTTCGCCGACCAGACGCTGGCGTGCGGGCGGCTTCTGGGAGCGTACCACTTCGCGAGGAGCAACAGCGGACCAGAGGAGCAGGCCGACCACTTCGTCGCGACCGTGAAGCCGTACCTGGGCAAGGCGACTCTGTGGCTAGACTGGGAGAACGCCGAGGGCTACGACCACGCGACGCTGGACCAAGGCCCCGCGTGGGCGCTTCGGTGGCTGAGGCGCGTCAGGCGGATGACGGGCATCACGCCCGGCATCTACACCAGCAAGTCGGTCTGCAACAGCTACGACTGGCGGCAGGTCTGCGCGGAGGGCTACCCCCTCTGGGGCGCGGAGTATGCGTCGATGAACACG